TTCATTTAATATTTCCCTAGTGATTAAAGACATCAAAATCTGCGTTTACGACTGTTTGAGATATCAATGTATTCTGTGACAGGCCTGATTTAGTCATTCTCTTATGCTCACCACCACCTAGTAAGAGATAACCAAATGCATCACCAATGTGTGAGTGTTCATTTTTGTTTGGTGCATCTTTAAATCGCTCTTGTCCAGCACCAATATTAACTCGCTTAAAATGATAACCACCCGCTAATGATTTACGAATACCTTTACAAGATGTATGTACTAACAACCCTGGCTTGCCTTGTATTAATCTTTGCATTGGCGCTGCTGCAGCTTCTCGTCTTACCTTGAAATTGTTAGATGCAGTTGGTTGTGCTTTTAATCCAATCGTACGTAAATAATCAAATGCAGTCACTTCATAGATGGCATCTCGTTGCATACCTGCTGGATCTCCCCACACCATCAATTGTGCTTTAGGGTAACGAGCATTGATTTCAGCAAGCAACTGCTGCCCAAATCTTTCTAAGCCCATATCCTCAGTAATAATCTCATGCAGAATAATCCAACGACCATTAGCTTGTCGTTGCCCAATCGCCGCTGCTGGTGTTAAACCAAAGTCAAGTCCAATATGTAATGGAAGTGTTGGATCATATTCTACCTCTGATGAACTCATTAAATTATCTTCGTACTCAGGCCATACAGGTCGACCTTCTTGTACATAAGTATACTTGCCTTCAGCATAACAGCGAATCCAATCTAAGTTTTTACCACCTAGCATTTGAGAGTAATAACCACCCGGTAAGTTGTTTACATTCTCTGCTCGTGGATTTATCCTCCACCAACGACCACCCGCAAAGATGTGATCGTTAGCTTCAGGATTATCAGGTAAGTCACCAGGATCAACCTCTACGACTCCACCAGGTTGTTTAAAGAAGTCCCACCCATACTTACCTGTAATCGGTTCTTTTTCAGATAGTCTAAACCACCAATGGTCATCATCCATTGGGTTAGTATCCATCCATACCCCATGCCATGTTGGTCCACCATCTTTTTGAGTTGGGTATCGACCAACTCGATGTGTCAATCCATCAATCACAGCTTTAGGTAATTCTCTTGCTTCGTTCACCCATGCGCCTGTTAATTCTAGTGAGAGTAATTTACGAACATCTTTAGGTTGGTCCAATGCCAAGAAGATCACTTCACAGTCTATGCCAGCGGCATCGCCACGGGAGGGTAGGCGTATATGGTGAGTGATTGGAGGTGTATATAACATCGGACCAAAAGTGTTTTCAGGAAATAGCTCTTGCCATGTTTTAATCGTTGTTGTTTTTAATTCAGGGTAAGAGTTCCTGACAATTACAAATCGAGTGTAACGAATACCATCAACAGGAGATGGCTTTTGTTTTACAGCTCGCATCATTATTTCAGCAGCACACGCATAAGACTTGCCTGAACCCACAGGCCCCATTAGTCCGCGAACGAACGCATTGGATTGGAGAAAATTATATGTCGTACGCGCGCCACTGAAATCTAAATCTATCCCAGGACCAGCTAGTTGTTTTTTACTACGTTCTTTCTTATTGCTCATCGTCTATATCTTTGAACTTCATTGATATCAGACGTTCGAGTTCTTGATTTCTTCTGTATAAAGCATCAATAATTTCCATAACTCGGCTATTATTGAGCTTTGCCATCTCAAACTCTTCACGCAACTGATCGATCTTTGGTTTCATGTCCATCACGTTCCCTCACTTTCTTGCGAAGTCGTTGTAGATAATAATCTGCTTTGTCTAAATCCTCTACCCCATTTTTCAAAGCAAATCGCCAAACATACTTAATTATATTTGCTACACAAACTGCTACTATTCCCATCAACCCCATTGTTGCTGACTCGATGGCATCGATACACTCTACTTTCCCCTGTGTATAGTGTTTAGGTTTATTGACATTGTCATGCATCTTTTTTTCTACCTAATCTTTTTTTCGCTTCTTCTGCAAATCTTACCACGATCTCAAAATGTTTGTCAGGATTATTTAGTATCTTATCAATCCAATCCGTCCTCCTGTTTTGATTCTTGGATTCCATCTTTATGTCCTGTAGTATCTTCAGATACTTCTCTCTGTTCTGTGTTGTCATCTTCAATGTCTATTACCTCTGGTGCTTTCACATTAATACCAATCACAGATGGTTTGTCAGAGTCATCAGGGTTATCTAACAGGCCTGATGCTTTTGCAAGCAATCGTAATGTCTGTACTTTATCCCATAGCTCGATCTCGATCTCACCTGTCTTTGGATTTGTTTTTATCTTCTTGATACTTTGCAATGCTGTTTCAGGAATATCTTTACTTGCTTTGACTTTGATATTGCCTTCTTCATCCCATTCCATAATATCGGTAAGTTTAGTATTAGCCATGCAGAGAAGGCTGTAAGCTACAGCTTCCCTGTTTGCGGCTAATGTAGTTGACCTCTCCAAGTTCTTTTGCAAGGCTCTCACCCCACCATACCCAGCAAGACTTGGAATTGGTTTGCTTTTGTTTTTAGTCTCTGCCATTAGAACGGAATGTCATCTTCTAACGAGTTAAGACTTTCGGACGTAACTGAATTCGCAGACTGCGTATTCTGTACTGGTGCTTGTGTGTTGGCACTTCCTCCCGTAACAGGACTACCAATTCGTACTCGTCTATATGGTTGACCACTATTCTTACCGACTCCATCCCATACATCGATAAAATGCCGTTCACCGTTTGGTAAAGTGATTTGACTCGTGTAGTCAGGATGCCAATCCAATTCTTTCTTTTTGTTTACCTGACAATATACTTCACCTTGCTTTTCTTCAAAACCATTATCTTGTGCCATTAATTTTCCTCGCTTTCGATTTCATAAATATGGACAACAGCAGAGCCACCGTCCTTGGCTTCACCACGTGCAATCTCGATGTATTCAAACTGACTATCATCATCATACACGTTAGCTTTCATTAATGCATCCAGGATCGCTTTTAGTGTGTTATCTAAATCAAACTTTCGTTTTGACCTTGGATGTATCATAACACTAATACCTAATGGAGCAGATCCAAAAGTCTTAAACCTTGCATTTTGGACTATTAGATTTACTTCTTCGGTAAATTTTTTCCCAGCTGGAGAGATATATCTTCGCTTTCCTGATGCATGCCAATAATTGTTGACACTAGGTGGGTAAGGTAGTTCATATCTCACAGTGGGTTTCATAACTTGTTTAATCTTGAGTTAATATCTTTTGAGCAATATGCTTTGATTGCATCATTAATAATACTCGCTTTTGTCTTCTCTTGTTCTTTTGCAGTCTTACCTAACAGCTCAACTGAGGTTTTAGTAAGTCGTACTAAGAATGGAGTTAGCTCACTCATTATACTTCCCCTTGTAATGGTGGGAGTGGCTCTTCAAATAACGGAGGTAGAATCTCAGGTAATAACGCTTCCTTAGTTTCTACCTCAGGTAATGGAATCGGATCATCTACCACAATGCTTTCGATGTCAAACTCAACAATCTCTTGCTGTGCGATGTCTTTTTTCCAGCCACCAATCATTGCAATAACTAGAGCAAAACAGATTATTGCTGTCACTGCTGCTCCAAACTTTTGGTCAAGGTCTTTCATATAGATCTCCTACATATTTATTGCGGACTTTTTTACTCGGCCGTCCACGACTCCGTACTTCATTCTTATGCTCTGCTTCTACATCTCGTTTACATAACTCAATCATCTTGAGCCAAGTACCAGCATCGATCTCCTTCATGCCATGCCCTGTATAACCCTTAGTCATTTTCCAATAACCACCCGGATCAGTAAACTTATAATCTAACCGCTTACCATCATTAAACTCATCACATACGAGCTTGTAAAATTCACGTAATGTTTTGTAAGATATGTTTAATTACCTCCACTGTCCAACCATTACCTAACATCTTATATCTTTGTGTATTCGATACACCTTCTGTATAACCATCAGGTACAGTCTGTAATCGTTCACACTCTAGTGGTGTTAGTTTTCTGTAATAGTATTGCTCTTTATTAATTACACCATTTGGTCTCGCTGCACGTAATGTAAATGCTTTCTTTTCTCGTACAGCATTGCCAAAGTTTTTACTGTTGTTCATTTGTGTTGCTAATACTTTTTCTTTAGACTCATCTCGTAACTTAATATAGTTTTCTTTATGAGCTTGCTCATTCTTATAGACAACCACATTGTCTTTTTGTACAGATGTTAATGTATTAGTTTTATCATCCTTACGAATCTCTAGCTGTTGCTTCGTTGATCCATCTTCTTCGTATCGACCACGAAATGCACCACAAGATACTTTAGGTTGACGATTACCCCCATTCATAGAATTTAGAGTAGGTGATTTACCTTCAGGACTATAGATTCTTTTCAATATATCATGGCCATTAATATCAGATGCCATGCCAACTTGGATAGGTCTATCTTTATTTTCTACTAAGGTCATGCCATTATTACCCGCACCCTTCCACATCGTAGCAGTACAAGTTAATGCTTTTTGGTCATCTTGTTTATAATGTCTTTGATTCCTGGCTGTGTCCTTAACATCATCACCAATGTAATCGGTTTCTAATATATGTTTTAACACAATGCCTTTATCTTCAGGTTGAGTAATGTTTGGTATATTAGTCCAATACAATCGTATTCTATTTTGTGCAGATACTAATCCACTATTAATAATGACAGGCTTGACTCCTAAATGTTCAGAAATGACATCTTGATACTCTTGTTTCATTCTGACATTCTCAAGTAAAAAGTATTTAGGATTACATTCTTTTAACAATCTGACAAATTCAAAGAATAATGCTGATCTTGGATCATCAAAGTTTAACTGCTTGCCCGCAAAACTAAAGCCTTGACAGGGTGAACCACCTAATAATAAATCAATCTGTGGTAAATCTTCTGCTTTAACCTTAGTCACATCACCTAGATGGATTGTATCCGGGTAATTATTCTGTGTAATACGCATAGCATACGGATCAATCTCTGCTGCATAGTATTTATTTACAGGTATACCTAACTGATCTAAAGCGATTTGACCACAACTCATCCCGTCGAATAGACTTAGTACATTCATTTCTTTTCCTTTTTACCGAAGATACGTTCAAAGTTCTCTTCAAATTTCTTACGATCTGTTGGTCTTTGCTGACTGCCTTTTCCACCGTCACTCATTTCACCTCCCTAATCTCTAAATTTTTAGGTAAATAGATATAATCATGATGCAAACATTTAATCCATTTATATTCTGTAGTCGTATAATTCTGTGCTACAAACTCATAAGCTTTCTCACATGAAGTAAAATGTCCAATATATAAGTGTTCATTATGCTCATGGGTAAAGTACATTACACAAACAAATTCAAACATCTGCATCTCCTTTATTATCATTGTATATCTGTTGTATATATAAAACAAGTGCTTGCATTATAATTATTTTTTAGTATACTATTTATTACGGGGCCATTGCCCAGCCCACCTGTCGGTAGATAGCGACCAAAGGTATAAACGTGCTTAACAGCGAGGACTCTCCTTACACGGGATCTGTGAAAGCTGGTAGAAGAATTGAGACACTTCTATATGCTAGATAAACGAGAGCTATCAACATTTTTATGTTCTACCTGTTTTTTTACGGGCTAGGTTCTATTGGCTTCCTCAGTTAATCTTATTATGACAGACTCACCATGTAAATATCAATGCAAACTAGAGACTATCCAGGGCAAAGAGATATGCACTGCCTGTGGACGAGCTATACAGGATATCCGACAATGGAATGTTTATAGTGAGGAGCAAAAGTATATCTCAAATGTGCTAGCCGATTACCGATTGAAAAACTTGGCAAAAAATTGAGTGACATACCCACGTAGAGGTCAGCACCCTGGGGGGGTAAAGGGTGGTTGTTTCAGGCAAATGAAAGTTTTTCTTTTCAGATCATCATCATTATTCTGTTGCTCAAATAGTAACCATCTTGACTTACCCTTGTTTATGCTACAAGACAAGCCATCCCATTACACAGCTAAAAGACCTAATAGCTATCTAATACTTGAATCGAGCTAATATCTTCTTGATTGGCATGCCGATCCTCTCTAAGTGAGCAATCTCTGCAAGTTTATCCACTTCTGCCACAACACTTTTCAACCTAGTTAATCTATCTATATCTTGTAATTCTGACTGTTCAACTTCTATATGTTGTGTCTCAGACTGTATCTTATTGTTTCTTTTCATCTTTAACAGTTCATTGTACTCTCTGTTACTAAATGGTTCTTTTGGTTCTCCTCCGATCTGTTCTGCTTCTCGATCTGTTATATTCTCATCATAGATAATCCTTTTAGTCTTACCCTTGATACCTGTTGAATATCCTGAATAGCTTTTAATATATCCTTGCTCTTCTAACTTCTTGAGATGCTTACTGATAGCTTGAGGAGTGACACCGATATCATTTGCCATCTTCAATTGACTCACATATGTGAATCCACTTTT